CGCCTTGCCGACAATGCCGCGGCGCAGGGTTTGCAGGAAATCAGCCATGCGCGATTCCCCTTCCGATCAGGCCCGCGCCGATCGCCGCGCATCCGCCGCCGACGAGCAGGGCCGGGCCCGTTCCCGCCATGACTGCCGTTCCCGCGATCAGGAGGGCGGCCGAGATCAGCGCGAGGATGATGAAGATGACGAGATCGCTCAATTCGGTTCCTCCGGGGTGGCCGTGAAGGTGATGGTCGAGGTGCCGTTCTGCTTGGCCCAGAAATGCAGGGCTTCCGACACGGTTCGGCGGAGCATTTTGTCGCGCTGCTCGGCGCGCTTGATCTCGAAGTCTTCCTCGGCCGCTGCGATCAGGCCGTCATCGAGGGCCATGTTCCGCATCGAAGCGAGGTAGCTTTCCTTCGCTGCATCGAAATGCGCGTCGAAGGCCAGCAGCGCCTTCACGGCCACCGTCGCGATCGTGCCGATGCTCTCGACAGCGTTATCGTTCGACACCCGCATCAGGCCGACCCTCTCGTCGGGACACCGGCCGCAACGATGCTTTCATGGACAAGCGCGGGTATCTTGGCCCGCTGGTCGGCGAGGACGGGGCGGCAGCGATCGATCGCCTTGTCGATCCGCTTCTTCGGCCATCCCGCCGCGCGCAATCTGCCGCGGTGCTGCAATTCCTGCTCGGCAACCATCGCGTCGAACTCGGCGTATGCCCGATCGAGCAGCTTTTGAAATTCGGTCATGCGTAGCTTCCCCTGCGGAACGGTACGACACGTTAGCGACGCCTGCGTGCCTTCGCGGTCTTCGTAAAACATCGCGATCAGCATCAACTCGGCAATGTCGAGAACGGGCGAATCCTCATATCCGTCGCCGCAATATCGAGTGATCCACGAGTGCGCGGCTTGGATAGGGCCGACGAGCTCATTGTCCTCGTCGTCGTGCAGAATGCGGAGGTGCGCCTTCGCTATTTCGAGAGTGACCGTCATGCGTCGGCCCTCCGGTCCTTGCCGTTGCGGCCGCGCTTCACGGCAAGCGACCAATCTTCGGGGTTGCCGTCGGGCCGCGCCGATGTCTCGCGGTTGGCGTGCCACAAACTGCCGCCCCAAGTGACCAGCGCCCCGGCCGCATAGGTCCGATCAGGGTCATATGTGCCGTCATAGGCGAGCAGGCCCTTCGCCTGAGCTTCCTCGAAGCGGCGCAGGCGAGCATCAAGATCGGCATCCGGCTCGATCACCTCGACATGCCGAACGATGATCTCGATCGGCGCGGGGGATGCCATGGGAGGGCGGGCGCGGCACATGGGCATCACTTGATGTCCCAGCCGGGAGGGATGACCGACATGACACCACGAGCCTTCGCGCTGGCGATCCTTGTGCGGTACCACTTGGCCCGGGCCTCGGCGTTGAGAAAGAACGGAACCTTGAGGCCGGCACGTCGCATCCTGATATCGAACAGCCTGCGGCTGCGCTCCGGATTGAGATGGACGACTGGACGGCTGGTTTTCGTCGGCTGGAACCTGCCGAGCTTGACGACCGGCAGGCGACCGGAGTGCCGAACCTTTGCCGCGCGGGCGCGATGGCCGGCTCGAACTTCGAGGATCTCCGCGTCCTGTTGGGCGCCGACCGCGACCATGGACAGCTCAAAAATCTCAAACTCGAGGAAACGCAGCCCGCCGCCGGGCAGTTGCTCGACCTTGCCCGCCACTGGCTTGAAACCGATCGAGACCGATTTGATCAGTCCGTATTTCAGCTCCTGATAGGCGGTTTCGACCCGATCGCGCAGCGGGCCGGGCTCGCGGATTTCGGGCAAATGCGCTTCGAACTCGATACCCTTCGCGGTCGGCGGCGAGAATTTGACCCGGCCCACGACCATCGAATGATTGTGCGAAACGAGGAAAGGCAAGTCCGCGCCGCGCCAGCGAGCACCGAGCGGCTCGACGATATCGCCTTGCCGGTCGAGCGAACCAGTCGACGCAATGCCGCGCACAATGCGGCTGCGCTCGTCGACGCTTTTGATCGTGATGCCAAGATTGGCAGTCTTCATTGGTTCGGCTCCGTGCTGGCGCGGCTATGTTCGATAGCTATTTGATCGACGGAATCGGGCCAGCCGCCAAGGGGCACGCGGGCACTCGCGGGCACTCGCGGGCACTAAAAATTTACGGTCGTGAGGTTGTCGACGCGCCAGCGGGCGATTTCGCGGGTCGAATAGACGATGGACCGGCCGCGCTTTTCGAAGCCGAGTCGCTTCGATGGCGCGAGCTTGCACGACGGATGCCGCCAATTGCTGATCGTCTTGCGGGTGGCATAGACCAGCGCCGCCGCGGTGTCGGCGCAAACCATGCCCTTGTCGACCTTCGCGCGCATCGCCGTGAGTTCGCGCAGCACCCCGGCATGAACCGCCTCGATCGCCGCGGCGCGCGCATCGGCTTGCGGATCGCCGGCGGCCGCGCCGTCGAGGTCGAGGCCGCGCGTCATCGGTGCACCGCCAAAATCTCGTATTTCTTCGGCTTTTCCTCGCCCTTGCCGCTGGCCTCGACGCCGCAGGCCATGATCAAAGCGGTCATGCCGTCGATCCGGTCGATCGAGCGGCTTTTGTCCGGCTTGCGGGCGCCAGCGGAGTCCGTGGCATAAATCAGGTTCGACGCGCACCAGCGCAGCACCGGGTGCATCCCGTGCCGTAGATTACCCGCGAGCATCCGGGTTTCGAACGCATCAACCGCCGGCCCCATCGAGACGTGGCCCTGACCCCATTCGACAAGCGGCAAATCGATCCCTTCGTCGGCAAGGATCACCTTGAGATCGTTGATCGCCCATCGGTCGAAGGCGACAGCCTCCAGGTCGTAATCGGCGGCGATCTGGGCGAAGCGGCGGGCGATATATCGCTTGTTGATCGCCTTGCCGGGCGTCGGCTCAATGTAGCCCTGCTTGGCCCACGTTGGGTAAGGAACCCGATCGACCTCGGCCTTTTTGTCGATGCCCTCTTTCGGACACCAGAAGAACGGCAGCACAGCGCCGCAGTCGGGGAATAGCAGCACGGCCGACGCAAGGTCGCGGACGCTGGCAAGATCGAGCCCGGCATAGCATCGCTGGCCGCGCAGCTCCTCGATGTCGAACGCTTCGCCGCACGCGTTCCATTCCGCGGGGTCGATGGCCTTCTGCTCGGCGTCGACGCGCTGGTTCAAATAGAGATTTCGAAACGGGTTCTCGAAGCTCGGCACGCGGGTTGCGCGCAGCGCGAGGGTGCGCAGGTCGGTGAGGTCGCGGAATATGCCCAGCGCCGGGTTTGCTGCGCGCCACGCGTCTTCGTCGAGCAGGTCGCAGCCATCGGGCGCCGCGTAGACATGGCAGACGAAGGTCGCGTCCTCGATGATGCCCTCGTCGATCTTCTCGCCGTAATCGATCAACTCGGACAGGGGATGTGTCGGCTTCGGCGATTGCGTCGAAATGACGATGCCGAGCGGTTCCGACCGGCCGCCTTGGCTGGTTTGCAGCGCATCGAGCAGGTCGCGCTTCTTCGCCTGCGCGAGTTCGTCGAAGATCCAGAGCGACGGGTTGAGGCCGTGCTTCGTCGTGGCATCGCTCGACAGGGCTTTGAACGTCGAGCCTTTGCCCTTCCCATCGGGCGGGGTGCCGGTGACTTCGATCTCCTTTCTAAACCGCATGACGTTCACGATGGCGGCGATCCACGGCACGGCGTCGACGATGGCCTCGATCTCGCTGAATATGATCCCCGACTGCTCGCGATCGTTGGCCGCCGAGACGACTTCGCCGCGGTCTTCCGCTTCGGGGCCGACAAGGTGCGCGCAGACGATCCCAACGATCAGGCCGGTCTTGCCGTTTTTGCGGGCCTCGCTCAGCACCGCCTGGCGCACGATGCGGCGGCCATCGGCATCGGCGGGGTCATAGATTTCGCGGATGAAAGCGGCCTGCTCGGGAATGAGCTTCATCGTCTTGCCGGCGAGGATGCCCTTCGTGACCGGCAGGCTTTCGATGAACGCGATCACGCGATCGGCGCGCGACAGGTTCGGGGCCTGCCAAGCGTGTGTCTCGGGTATGTCAGAGGTGCGTTTTTCGGCCTTCGCGACGGGCCTTGCACCGGGACCGCGCCTACCCATTTCGGCGGCCCTCGCGACGATCTGGCGAAACTAACTCTGTGAAAGTGTCCCACCGCGCCACGCGTCTCCCTATTTTCTCGACCGACGACGTCCCCCCCGGAGTATCGGCGTCGTGCCAGGGGTGCGCGGGATCGAGCGGCGAGCCATCGGGGTTGCAGCCTCGCCTCGGCTTGCTGGTCTTCGCAGCGCCATGCTCGGCACCGCGGGCGGTCTTGGCACTGTGGCATGGCCAGCACTTCGAAGAGAGCTCGTCGAGCGGCGGGAACGGATCGCCGCCGTCGCTGATCGCGTGCTTGTGGTCGACGACCTCGGCAGCCTTCACGATGCCCATGGCCTTGCAGTCCTCGCACAAGGGATCGCGTGCCAGCTTCTGCGCGCGGAGACGGCGCCAGCGGGCGCTGGTGTATATCCGATCGTCATCACATTTCTGTCGAGGCGTCCGGGGTTGCTTCACTCGGCGGGCTCCCATGAGGTCAGGTGATCGTGCAGGGCGGCATATCGCTCGTTGGTCAGTTCGCCGGCTAAGGCGTTGAGCGCGTCGGGATCGCCATTGAGCAGGAGGAGGGTGCTGTTCACCCAGCCGCCACCGGCGGCTTTCCAGCGGGCGAGCCATGCGGCGGGGTCGAAGGGGTCGGTCACCATACAGCAATCTCCTCGCAAAGGCGCATGGCCTGTTGTCCACTCGGTTCATCGCTAAGCTCATCAGCCTTCTCGAAAAGCCAGCGGGTGAGGGGGCGTTGAAGTTCGACAGGAATCTCGTCGACCTGCCGATCGACAGAAGCGAATGCTCGCTCGATTATCGCGATGGCTGCAGGTGGCGGCAGTTTGAACAAATTGGCTGGCAGCTGTCGGCGAAAACTTGTTCCTGATCGCCCCGCATCGGCAACGATGCGCCGCTTAGCGGAATTTCTTTTACCCGTTTCTACGGAATATCTTTCCCCGCTTTGCGGAATATATTCGGGGAAGTTTTCATCGGAATTTCCGATAGTTGATTGGGGGTCAGGGCAAACTACATTCTGGACCTCGCCAGTCTCAGGGCAAACTATCTCGCGCTGATCGTTTGCCTCAGGGCAAACATTATCGAGGGGATTGTTTGCCTCAGGGCTAACGAAATCGTCGGCATTCGGGATGCGATCATCGTCGGTATAGACGACCCGATACGTGTGCTGCCGCTTGTCGGTTTCGCGGGGCTCGCGGACCAGATAGCCGGCCTTGATCAGCTTGTTCACCGTGGCGCTGAAGTTCGAATAGTTGCGTTTGATCCAGCCCGACATGAGCCGGTGGGAGGCCCATGCGCCCTGTCCCTTCCCGGTCGAATGGCTGAGCCGGTCAAACGCGGCGATCGAGGCCAGCACGCGAATATCGCCATCGGTCAGATTGCTGTCGCCGATCGCGCGGAGCGGTATCGCCGCGAAGTGTGCCTTGCGCGCCATCAGCCGCGCTTCCCGATCTCGGCCGGGAGCATCGCGATCATGGCGGCGAAGCCATCGATCGCGCATTCGATTGGACGCATGAGATCACCGTGACCCTCGCCGGTTTCCTCAAACCGGATGGCCGCTCGCTCGGCGTCGTCCAGAAACCCCATCGTAAGGTCGCGATAACGCAGGAATGTGAGCGCCGGGGCAACGCCACCCA